GGAAGAGTTGGTGAAGCCGTTGTTGATAACCGATGCAGCCTTAACTTGCTTGGTGTAAGCCATAGCACGGGCCAAAGCCTTGGTGTAACGAGCCGACAGGGAGTCGTACAAGTTATCTTCCACAGCCTCTTCCGTGATGGAGAAGCCCAAGGCAATGGTTTCGTGGCTGTACCGAGCGGTGAACGCTTCCTGCGCATTGTCATAAGCAATAGCAGAGCCCTCGTTCTTCACTGGTGCAGCACTGAAGCCGGACAGCTTGGTTTCTTCTTCAAAGCTACGCTCCGATTTCTCGGTTTCGTAGATTTCCTTGTGTTGCTCACCGTAGCGTGCGTACTCCAAACCGAACAATGCGTTCAATCCGGGTAGCAACTCTTTAAGCAGTTGTGCGCGTGAAATAGCCATGATTTACTCCTTACAGGCCAACTGCGTTGGTGTGGCTGTGATAGCCGGGGTTGAGTTTCACAAGGATGTCTGTGAAGGCATCGCCTACAACAGAGAAACCTTGCATGTTGACAAAACCAACAACGCGGAATGCGGCGGTGGTAGTGACAGCGCTTGAGCCTGCTACAACAGATGCGGTGGAGTTGCCAGTAGAAGTACTACCGGTTGCCACTGCGCCAGTCGAGAAGAACACGTTTGCGCCCAAAGCAGCTTGCGTGACAGAGCCAGCAGACTGAACTTGGAACACAACGCCGGGATCGCTTACCACGTAGGCATTAATCACGCCAGTCGTACCCGTGGGGTAATACTGAGCATAAATCACTTGGCCTTGTGCGTTGATATACGAACAGCCAACAAACACACCAACGATACCGGTATTAGCCGTACCTGTGGGGAGTCCGTTAGTCGTCGCGTCAGCGCCGGTTGCGGTTGCTACTGCCAGATAGCCGTTTGCATTTACATACACGGGCGAACCGTTGTAAATACTCGAAGCTGTACCAGCGGGGTCGATGAGATAGGAGGTGGTTGCACCTGCATAAGGTGTACCACCCAACTCATTTACGGCTCGTAGGCCGTAGGGGGATGCTACTGCTGCCATTTAAGGACTCCTAATTACTTAACACCATTTCCAAATCCACCGCGAGTTACTGAAGACTTGCGGTCTGCAAATAACGGCATGCGGGGGTCATTTTGTCGCAAAAAGCTATTGTCCACCGAGTCCATCTGGTTTTGAGCTTCACCGTTGTAATACTCAGCCATAGCTTCTGCCTTCTCGGTAAGAATCTTGCAAAGCATGAGTCCACCAATTTCAACATTACCTGTCTTTTCATTACCAACGATCATAAGCTCTGGATGATCCTCTGCCTTTACCGGGACATACCCATCACGCAGTTTGCGTGACACGTTAGGCCGCATTACTTCTGAGTTGCCGTGTACAGCAGTCGCTATCCAGCGATATGTGTATCCGGGTTCAGGAGTAGGGTCGGGCAAAGAACTCGACGGTTTATAAACATAGCGAACAGATTTATCGCGTGAGGTTAAATCACGATTTACACGGTTTTGCACTTCAGCCATTTTGATTCTCCAATCGAGCTACTTGAACAGCGTATTGCTGTGGGGTTAAACCGAATTTCTTTGCTAACGCCACTTGCGTGGTAGTCAGCCGAACTTTACCTCCGCTCGTAGAACGAGACGCAGAAGCAACCACGGTAGTAGGCCGTTTGGAAACCTCACCGGACGTAGGCCTATCCTTGGCTCCACCGAATAATTCGGGGAACGAAGACTTCATGCGAGAATCAATTTTCTCGAAATAATCATCAGAGCGAGGATCAACCCCGTTTTGTACTAGCTTTTTGTGCAGCCCTAGTGCGTAGCTGGTGTATTCCTCAAAACCTTCCGATCCGTACCACTGGTTTCTTGCCTGCCAGCGCAGTGATTTTTCATCCGGTACAGGGGGTCTTGTTTGGACTTGGGGCGTTTGTACCTCAAATTCTTCCTGCTGTAAAGGGGGTGGACGAAAATTTTTCGTCTGTTCCATCCGAATTTTGGCATCCATCACCGCTTCTTGGGCCTCAAGGATGGCGTCGTTATCGAACGCTTCCTGTGCTGCCTTTAGATTGCGACGGGCCATTTCAAGTGCGGTCTCCGCCTTTTGCTGTTCACCAGCAATGACGGCTTCGTGCCCTTTGTATACGTTGTTTTTGAGGTTTTTGTTCTCGGCCAGCAACTGTTGTGTAAAACGCTCAAGCTCTTGCTTTTCCCGCAAAACGGCTTCCTTGTTCCGGCGCTCGTCGTGACGGGCGTGGGTAAGTTCCTTGATGCGGTTTTTTACTTTGTCGGAGTACGACTCAATTTCGTCGTCGGTGGGGTCAGCCACTTCCCGATCCAAAGGCTTGCGGCCTCGGTCACGTTCAGGGGTGTCGTCCTCGATTTCAACTTCAAGATCAACATCGCCTTCAATTTCAATGTCGATTTTCTTTTCGTCCAGTTCGTCTGGAAATTTAAATGCGTCCATATATACTCCTTTAAGCGCGGGTTAAACCGCGAGGGTCTTGCACAACAGCATCAACTTGGTCGTCGTTGATGAGACGGAACTCTTTTCCAAAAATCTTAAAGCGTGTACCTGAATAGGTACGTACCAGCACGAAGTCACCTTCTTTGCACCACGCTCCGGTTGGGAACTTGGCTTTATCGGTGTATGCATCGGGGCCTGCACGTATCACAAATAGCACCGTAGTGGCGTGTTCTTCTTGGCGCAAACTTGCTGTATCTCGGACGAGATCAAGCGATGTCCCTGCGATTTTCTGATCGACTTCAGGCACTACGCACAGTAGCTTCCAACCCGTTGGGATAGGTAGCGCTCCAGCTTTTGTTTCTTCACTAGCATCCGCATCCGGTGTTTCCATCGGCTGGATGTGGTTGGGCAAACTAATGCCCGGTGGCAGGATGATTTCACTCATTGGATTTTTCAACTTTCTCAAGCAGGTCAAGTAGATGGCGCTCTGCAAGTGCTAGACCTGAGATAGTCCCGCAGAGTTTTTGGTAATCTTCAAAGTTGCGACACACACCCGCAGCCAAGTCATCGGCGTAGTTGTTCATGTCGGTGCGTATTTTTTCGCGCAATACGCGTGCGAAGTCTTGGATCATTTAGTTGGTTTCTCCGATGTTTTGGCAATCTGTGCTAAGAACTGCTGTTGCTGGTTGTGAGCTTGGTCTCTGCTCTTGGCAACGTCGATGCCCATACGAACACCGTCTCGTTGTTGTTGCGCGGCCAACTGGGCCTCGTTGTTTTTGGTTTGCATTCCAACTTTCATTGCTTCTAACTGCAAGTTGCCCGAGACTTTTTTCTCTTCCAACTTGAGCTTGTCCGCGTTGAGCGCTGCGTCCGCAGCTATCTTGGCCGCTTTGAGCTTGAGGTCTTCCTGCTTTATCTGGTTGACCCCGGCCTTGATTTGCAACTCTTGCTGCTGCATCTGAATCACCGGGTCTTGTGCCTGCTGCTGGGCTTGCGCCTGCGCGGCTTGTGCTTGGTTCTGCTGCATAACTTGCTGCGCTGCTTGAGCCAGCATGCCAGACAAGGCCACTTCGATTTGCGGAGGGAGCTTCTCGTCTTCGGGAGGCATAGGCATACCCAACTGCTGCTCGATTTGCTGGCGCATTTTGTACCCAACGTGCTCAGCGATGTGCGCAGTGATGGCCCCCATGATCTTGGGAGCCTGCGGATTTTGGCCAATCATTTGCTGAATCAGCGGGTCTTGCAGCAGCATCATGTGGACTTGCATGTGCGCGTCATGGTTCTGGTACATGAACGCTTTCACAGGCTTGCCATTAAGCGTTGCTTGGTTCTCCGACACAGGATCGGTGGGCTTCATGTCCTCTTCGATTGGCACCAACTTTTCAGCGTTTTTGATGCCCAAAACATCCAACATCCCACGGTGCAACTGGGGCAAGTCGTAGATGTCGGGGGCCATCTGGGCCATCTGAATGACCGCTTGGTATTGGATGACGCGTTGGCTCAGGGTGGCTGCGTTGGGGTCAGAGACGGGGATGATGTCCACCAAGTCGTAGTCACCGCGCTTTGCTTTCTTGTTGCCGTACTCAGGGTTGTATGTGTAGTCCGGGTCGGTGTAATCGCGGATGATTATTTTGAGCAGCTTTAACTCTTGCTTGAGGGCGTAGTGGACGCGGGCCTGTACCGCCGACATCACTTTAAGCTGGCGCTCCAGCAGCGCTAGTGTCGTGCCCACCGGGGCATTGGCCGACATGTCAGACACCTTCATATCCGCCGTGGACGCAAACCTGCGGCCCTCATCAACGATCTGGCCCAGCAACGCCATCAGAACTTGGCTTGGCTCCTTGTATGGCAGGGGTAGGATACTGTCGCGGATGTTGCCGCTTGCCACATCGGCATCACGCCACTCGCCCGGAGCAATCGGAGTGTCATCACCCTTGATGCGCAGGCCACGGGATTTCAAACCACCGGGCAAGTTGGACAACGTACCCGCGTCCACAAGCTGGCGCATGAGGGAGGTGGCCGACTTAGCATAACCACCAATCAGGTGAAATAGGCCAAAGCCGTAGGCCCCAAAGCCGGGGATGTACTGGTAGTGAACAAAGTGCTGGCGCTTGAGCCGGTACTCGTCGTCTTCCAACCAGTTACGGCGGATGGACAGCACATCGTTGGTTCCTTTTATTAGGGTTACTACGTAGGGAAGCATGATTCCCGTAGGCTCGTCCTCGTCGTCCTTGTCCTCGTACCCTTCCAAATCCAAGTCCACATGGCACTCGTACAGGGTGTACCGGTCGTCGTTCAAATCGTTAAACCCGGTTTCCTTGTCCTTGGCTTTTTGAATGTCCGTGCGATCTTTGGGCGCGTCGGGCAACTCGATGTCCAGATAAAACCCAGCCTGCTGGAGCTTGATGATTTCGTTCTTGGTCTTGCGCATGACATGCGTGATGCGGTGGCAAGTATCCAAGTCGGTCGTACCGTAGGGCAGGAGGATGTCCTCGGCTGGAATAAACATCGACACCTGACGGCCAAGGCTTGGGTCGTAGTACACTTTTTTGAACGCCGAACCAGTGGCCGGAAGGCTCCACAGCATGCGCTCATGCTCGGGCCGGAACTCCGCCATCGTTTCAGTTAATTCAAAGTTCATGTCCTCCTGCACCCGAGCAGCGGCTTCTTTTACCTGTGGAGTGTCCAGTCCGATGATCTTGGTTTTGACCGGCCCAGCGGCAGGAAACGTTTCAGTAATCGTTTCACTTTGGAACCTTACAACGGCCTCGGTAATCATCGGATGGAACACACCGCAAGCACCTTGCCACGGCTCCGTGCGCTCCTCAATCTGAAGGCCCAGCAATTTAAGCCCGTCCACGTAGGCTTTCTCCCACTCCTTGCGTGAGGACTTGTCGTTGCCGATGTCCGAGTCCAAATCCCCCGCCATGCTCTGCATGTCGCCCTCGTTCATATACTCGGCCAAGTTGTCGCTAAAGCCTTCCTCGCCTTCGTCTTCACCGGGCTTTAGGCTAATTTCCAAGCCATCCATACCAATGTTGACTTCCTCCGGGTCAATAATCTCAATCTCCAGCGGTGACTCATCTTCTGCAAGCGCGTCAATCCCCATTGGTTGCTGGTATAGGGCTTTGTCTACATTGGTGGCCATGATCTGTCCTTAGTAATAAGCCGCCGCTCTGCGACGGAACAATTTGGGTTCGTCTTTCTCATCCGTGTCCAACGTGATAAACCCGCCTTGGCGAAACCGCATCAGCGCTTGGCTGGTTGTGTCCACGTAATCGTCATTATCACCGTTGGGGAAGGCCGCGACCTCCTCAATAACTTCCCGCGCCCAGCGCGTATCCGGTGCCCACACTCTACCCGAAGCAAACAAATCGGCAATGGCGTTGACCCGCACGATCTTGTCGTTGCCCCGGCTGGGACTGAACTCCTGCACCGGGATGCCCATAACCCGCAGTTCTTGGATCAGCGGTGCCCCAGCGGCTTTTTTCTCCACAATGATGGAGTCGGGCTCCCACTCCTTGTAGTGCTTGAAAGCTATGGCCTTGAGTTCAGGAAATTCCATCCGGTCTTTGAACGCGTCCAGCAGTATGATTTGCGCTTCGTCGCGCTCATTTTCGTTGTAGAACACGCCCCATGTGGTGCAGGCTGAATAGTCGGCCCTGCTCTTGGCTTCAAAGGCCGTGTCCCACGACTGGATGATGTACTCACACTTGGGCGGCTCCTCGGGCTCCCATATGCGCCAGAGCTTGCGGGAAATTATGGCGGCGGCGTTGCTTGTGGGCTGTTGCATGTACTGGGCGTTCCAGTACTGGGGGTCGATGGATGCCTTGGTTGTCTTCAAGGTGGCCAGCGGCCACTGCTCTGGCCAGAGGGATTTCTCGTCCTCGGTGCCATCGTTCAAGATGGCCGGAAGCTCCACAATCTCCCACGGCAGGGAGTCCGGGTTGCGGCTTTGGTAGTCAATCAGCCGCCCGGTCAGGTCAAGCTTGCCCCAGCGCGTCATCACAATAATGATTGCCCCTCCGGGCATCAGGCGCTGCAACGGGCCAGTCTGGAACCAACTCCATGCCGTGTCAAAAGCTAGGCGGCTGTTGGCCTTTACGTCCTGCTCCGAGTGCGGGTCGTCGATCACAAACAAGTCCGCGCCACGACCGGCAAGCGCACCGCCCACACCCGCAGCGTAGTACTGGCCCCCTGCGGCGGTACTCCATTTACCCGCAGCCTTTTGGTCGTCGGCCACCACCGTCTTTGGAAAAATCTCACCGTAGTCTTCGCTGTCGATCAAGTTACGCACCCGGCGACCAAAGTCCTCGGACAGTCCAGCGGTGTGGGTGCCCATGATGATTTTCTTCTCGGGGAACTTGCCAAGGAAGTAGGCCGGGAACAAGTAGCTGCTAAATTCTGACTTACCCATACGCGGGGCGATGTTGATGATGACGCGTAGTTTGCGCCCCTCAATCACGTCTGTGAATATTTTGGCCAGCTTTCTGTGGTGCGGGCCGCTCTTAAACCCCGGATACACCGAGTTGGCAAACCCAATCATGTTGTTCTGCGCGGCCAACAGCCGGGCTCGGCGCTCACGTACCTCCAAGTCCTCAAACAACTCCATCTTCTCGGCCAACGTCATGGTTGGCAGAGCCTTCACAAGTGCGGCAATCTCAGCTTTTGTCAGCGTGGTGATGTTTTCAAGCTGCATCTGGGGCTGGCGTTGGGTTGTCCGTAATGATTCTGGCCGTGGGGATGTCAATATCTATGTCAGTGACCTCAACGGCGTCCACCACCCCCATGAACTTGGCCAACTTGTCCTTGATGCGCTGGTCAAGCTCGTTGTCGGTGAGCGCTTCCTTCTTGATTTCAATCTTTTCGGTGAACAACCCCACCTCGGTGACTTTACCAAGCGCTGTAAGAGCCTTGAGCCGGATACTGGCGTTGGGGTTCTTGGTTTCCTCCACCAACTGGGCCACACAGTAGCCACGCAGTTGCTGCGCTTGGTGAATAAACTCCCAGTCGTAGGCTGTCAGCATGCTTACTAAGTGCTGGACAGCGGCGGGAGCCTTAATGTTGCTCAGGGAGCTTTTTGTCAGTTCGGTTGGCTGGCCGGTAATGATGTTGGTAAATGCCGCACGGGCAAAAGTGGCTTGCGCTTGATCCACTACCTCGTCTTCGTCCACTGCGCCCAGACTTTTGAGCCAGTTGGCCGTCTCCACCTTGGCGTCCACGACCTGATTCACCCCCGCTTTGTTCAGCGGTGTGTAGGGTTCATCGAAAAGCTCGATGTCCGGCTCGTATTCAATTAAATGTTCCAACATGCGTAAGCCCTTGCAGCCTCGTTGGGGGAAGTATATACTCAGTTCCGGTGATTGTGCAATTTTTTGTGCATTTGCTTCTCCCTGAGTGGGCCTGACGGCTCATTTTTAAACCCTTGGTTTGCGCCGAGGGTTTTTTTTATGGGTATTTGTCAATAGTTAGACAAGGGTTTACCCTAATTTTTGTAGTAGTTTTTGGGGGTGACGTTGTTTTTCGGAGACGGGGGGTGTTCTGGGATTTTTAAAATTTTGATTTGCGGGTGCTAAACACTGTTATGTCGGAGCGGCGGCGGTGACGGCCTAATAGGGCTTCCGGGGGTACGGTGGGGTCGCCAAACCCCCGTTTTCGGGGTCAATTTGCCCTCAATCCGGTGCCAACTTGGCTATCAAACCATGCCATCCGGATAATGGATATTGTCAGTGGGGCTTTCCCCTG